GGAAGACGGCTGTACACAGATGAAAATCCTAAAGATACAGTAGGAATAAAGTTTGCTACACCCGAAGATGCAAGGGCTACAGTAGCGAAGGTAAAAAAAATAAGTAAACCGTTTGCTAGAAAGATACAGATACTCACTGTAGGTGAACAAAGAGCAAAGGTGATGGGGAAAAAAGAAGTAGTTAGTATCTTTAGAAAGGGTAAGGAAGATTTAAGAAAGTCAAGAAAATAAAAAGGGAGCCGTAGCTCCCCTCTTACTTACCTAACTGGACAAGCTCCAGTGTCACAATCGGAAATATCTATATCATACATGTTCAGCTGATTAAGAGACATAATTGGTGTTGTTCCTTTCTTCATCTTCATGTAATCTTCTTTTGTTATTTCTTCCATTGGTGCTTGATCAAACCCATGTTCGTTGTGCAGTAAGAAGCTGACACTCTTTACGTTAACGTAGTTTACATCAAGCCAAGCTTTAATATCATCAAGCTCTTCCTTTCTGTAGTAGATAGTTACAGATACTGAATTGTCAGACCATTCACTTTGAAGTCTTTTAATTACTTCTAGCTGATCTATGGCACTCATGTCATTTGCAAATGTTGTGTTGCTTGGGAATGAACAAGGGAAGCTTACAACAACTGTTGAGTGATCTTCTGTTCCGTCAAAGTTCCTAACATACTCTACGTGATACCCATTGTTCCTGCATACTCCGACCAGCTCGCTATCTGCAGCCATTCTGATTCTTCGTATGTAGTGCTCTGAGTACCCTGGATGTGCTCCTGGTGTAACGCCAGCAAGTAAACTAAGCGTTCCAGACGGTTTAACCGTAGTAAGTTTAATAGATGTAGGGAATCCACATATTTTTGAGTATTCTTTGTCATATGATCTTAAATAAGTGTAACATTCAGGCAACCATGATTTCTGCTCTTCAGTAGCTTGAAGATAACCAGTAACTCCTATACCCATTCTCATGTTCTTGTGAACAATATCTTCAGTCTCCTTTACTTCACATTTGATAGCCAAGCTATGCTTGTTGATTCTGTAAAGCAAAGAGGCTACTTCTTTTAACTCCTTTAAAGATTTAATATTAGGCAGATATATTTCAGCTAGACAGCACGTTTCAAAAGGCTCTAAGCTTTGTTCAGCACAAGGATTGTAACCCATTACATTGTAGTCAGGGTACATTTCTTCTCCTGTCCTACCCATACGTCTAGATGCAGATAGATTAATTAAACCATATGGCTCTCCGTTTCCTTTATAACCCTCCCAAAACTCTGTTGGAAGTTTAGATATATCGTCACATGCAACAGAATTATTTGACATCGCTCTCCAGTTTGGTATACCTCCTAGATCCCAACGCTTAGCTCGCAAGTAGTCCATGTCATCATGATCTCCTATTGCTATCTGAGCTGACCTCCTTACGTTCCCTGCAACAACAATCTTACCTATAATGTTCATGACATCTAAGCAGTCAATAGGGCGCAAGCGCTGCCCTGATCTTTCATTTAAGATCCTATTGATTTCTTGCATGCCCCATATTAAGTCTTTAGGTCCTGATGCTGTCCCTCCAAATCCTTTGATAGGAGATCCTGCTGGTCTTACTAAAGATGTGTCGTATGTGAATCCTTTTCCTGTTTCAAAGCTAGCCTCCAGCACACGCTTCAAAAGATCAGTCCATCCTTCACGAGAATCAGGAACAATAAAGTCAGCTCCGTTATCCTCAACGTGTTGAACTTTTACTTTTCTTTTTACTTTAGGAAGCTGATAGACATGCTCTCTTTGAATATTATATCCAACTCCAGACCCAAGCATAAGCATTTCAAATGCCCAAGTAAAAGGTCTAATTGGATGATCAATAACTGTGAAAGCACAATTCTGCAAAGAAGGTAATCCTAATTTGTCTACAGTTTTTGTTCCCAGCTGCCACAGGAATCTACCAGCAACAGTCCCCTTCAGATTCATCATCATATTCTTTATGTCCTTTTGATCATGTTTATTGAAGTCACATTTAAGCTGTTTATTGCACGCTTCGATTACACGATCAACAGTTTCCTCCCACTCTTCTGTTCTGTTTTTTAGGGGACGAGAATAGGTACGCTTATATGTGGCGTACCCTACCTCTCCCCAGGGAATTTTCTCTGGGTTGTATGTCATTTTAAAAAGTTTTTTAAGTAAAAAAGGACGACTAAGATAGTCAATAATCTGTGTCGTATTCCCACACTCTGTAAGAATCTAACTTCTTGATATCCTTTAGTTTAAGAATAGTTATCTGATCTTGTCGATCCTTTCGAGTGTATTTTTTCCGATAAGCATCTTTCTTATTGTGAACGATCTCATCTGCCACGTAGTCTTCGCAAAAGCTAGCAAGCTCTTTTCTATCTACAATAGAGAACCCACCTTCTTCTGGCATGTCAAAAGCAATAATGCTTGCACCTCCGTACATCCAGCCTTTATCGCCTCTAACATTTTTAAATTCGCACCATATTTCGTCAGGCAAATTGTTTCCTTTTACATCAACACCCCACTTACCATCAACCTCAAGAGCTAACCAGTAATCTATGTGTTCATGAATGTCTTCTGTATGGGTAGATTTTGTAACTACCAAACCCTTCTTCCTAGCAGCTCTTACAAATCTAACCTCAGCAACTCTTCCTGTAGCTCCTGAGTAGAATCGTCTAGCTTTCGATATCATAGTTCTCTTCGTAGTGTTGATATGCAGCTTCTTTAACGAAGTCAAACTCTAAGTTTAACTTTTGTCTAAACGATGCTAGTTTTTTTGTTATCTCTCCTGGGTGTTCTATTGGATCACCTTTATCATCGAAGAGATTTTCGTAGAAGTCTGTAAGAAGTCTATGTGCTCTCGTTGTTGCGATTGCGTAACTTCTTCCAAGTTGCATTTTAGTTAGCTTCTTCATTATCTTTTATTATATTGATGGCTTCTTGAATTTGAGTTTTGTTTCTGCAAATAAATAACTTAGGTAGAGGACTACCAATGTCAGAGAGATATCTCAAGAACAGCTTCCATCTCATTGGAAAGTCGTGATGAGAGTGTATAAAACCCTTAGTCTCGATTATCCAACTACCATCTTTCGCTACAAAATCAGGAGTGTATTTGATAGGCAATACAACTTTATTGGTCTTGTCGACTAAGCCTTTAGACTTGGGAGTCATCTTCCAATAAACTCCTTCGTATCTAAACTTATCCATCAACACATACTCCTGTTCTTCGTAGGCAAAAGGTAGGCCCGATTCAGCTAAAAGATTAGCGCAAGTCTTCTCCAAACTGCTTTTGTATTTACCCAAAGCCTTTTGCTTAGAAGTCTTCGTCTTAGCCGTTCCTTTCTTTCTTCGCTTCACACGGGGAAGTTACAGCTTAATTTTCTAAAAACCTAGTATTAGCGGATAAATTAAATTGTTTATAGTTATTAAACTCTTTATCAATGGTTTGGAAAAGCTCCTTACCAGTATTAGAAACCCTGAAGGCTGTGTGAGATGTGTTCATAGTGAATGTAATTGGATCATCTATCGGTGTAGGCTGACCTCCAGTCTCAGTTTCTCTAACCTTTCTAACGTGAAGCTCTGTAGTTTTCTTGACGTTATGATCAGGAGCTTGCACCTTTCTGTGAATAGTTAAGAAGCAATCAGCACGATTAACAAACTTACCTCCACCTTCTGTGTCCTCTGCAAAAGGAGCAACAGGTAGTCCATCATCACCTTTACGCCTTTGTGCTTCAGTAACAGCATGCATGTTTAACCAGACAGCTACATTGTTGGTTGTTGAGAAAGTTAAGAAGTGCGATGCAGCTTCATAATGATAGTCGTGTGGACTAGCGTTACCACTTAAGTCTAACTTTAGGCTGTTGTATGGGTCTACAAATACAGCATCGTAATCTTCTTGTCTTATAATCTTCTCAAGAAATACTATGATGTCGGAATAAGAATACACTTGGTTGTTACTTATGACTGTAAAGTGATCGTTAACCCACTTGTATGCTTCTTTCCTTTGAGCATAAGATAAATCTCCTATCCTTCTGTTTACAGCGAACTGCATAAGTGTCATCTTTAATGATGCTGTCCTATTTTCTGATGAGTAAACTACCCACTTCCATCCGTGCCTTACTGCTGAGTTTACCATCATGTAAAGCGCCATAGTAGTTTTACCTACGTTAGAATGTCCGTTTATGATTACAAATTCACGCTTGTATCTGAAGTATTCATCAAGATTCTTATCTCCTGTCTCTAGTCCAACAGGTATCTTACCATTTGCATAGTCATCTATCCATCTAAAATCTTCATCGTCAGAAGAGATAAAAGACATATCTCCATCATTGATTAGAAGCTCTCTTTTGGCATCCTGTTCGTTGCCAATTACTTCTTTAATAGGATCTTTCTTTCCTACTTCAATGGCTTGTCTGATTGTAGATCTAGCAGCTTCTTCACTCTCTACATCACGTTTACATATCTCTCTAAACAAAACTCTAACAGCCTCCTCTTCTTCTATACGACCAGCAGCTATATATCCTCCTGCTAATCTAGCAGCTTTGAGTAACATGTTGTGCTTGTCACCATCATCAGCCTGCCTAATCATTCTAGCAGCTAGATTTAGTTTCATGTAATCTGTAAACTCACCTTTCCTAGCTTCTTGTACTTGCTCTGCTCGCTCAGTAGCAAAAGCTCCAAACTTTTTAGAGTCTGGGTTTATTATAATGTCTGCATCGTAAGACTCAAAGCAAGCTCTAGATTCGTTTATACCTGATTCATCAACCTCTAGATCATATTGCTTAGAGAAGTACGTGCATAAGGCTCTAAAGTGATCCCTGTGTCTTTCAGGGTTTGTAATCTTTACCAGCGCCTTAAGACCATCCCCAGATGGAGAAACCCATGTGCTATATACATAAGAGTCTGTCGCAAGAACTTGCTTCGATGACGACACATCAATGTGATCGAAGTCCAAAACAATAAATCCGCTGTGTTCAAACAAAGCTTCATCATTCCTTTCTGTAAACTCACCGCTGAAGCAAACGACAGGTAGTTTCTTTTTAGATTCTTTATCTCCATCTCTAATGTTATCTATTATGTCTTTTGATTTACCGTCTTTAATTCTGTTTAGGGCAGCTATCATGCTCACATGGTGTGGGCTCTGCTTGTCGTAAACGGTCTTGAAGAATGTTACTTTCATTGTATTCGTATTCTAATAATAATTCTAAATAATGAATGGCTTTCAGGATATCCATGACTCCATTCTTTTCTCGATGCCTGCACACATACTTAATTACATTACCTTCTATGTAGGGTATTTTGTTTTTTACACAAAACTCTACTGGCTGTATAGGCATGTCGTAGTGTTCTCCACCTTCTTGTCTATCTGATGGTTTCATAATGCGTTTCTATTTACTTTACCTAATTTTATTTCATTGTACATCTTGCGGACTATGACCTGCTTGTTACCCTTAAAGTTTTTAGCATAGACTTCTCTATACACTCTTTCAAGATCAATAGGGTTACTCATAATTTGAGAAGGAGTTCTTGATCTAGTAACAATGTTTATTGTCTTCTTGTTTTTTTGTTTACCTTTTTTGTACTCAACATCTATTGTGTAGTAGTAGACATGTGGGAGATCGTCATATTCCATTTTCTTTTTATTCTCTTTGCAATCCATTTCATATCGACTAATGAACCCATACTGCTCAAGCAGTCTTCTCTCGAAAGTAAAACTGCGTTGTCTCCAGATTTATTAGGGATGTACATGATAAGGAATTGTTCGTTAAACTCTGGTACTTTTAATGAGAAGTTATTGTCATGTTTTTGCCATGACACATAAAATGTAATCTCATTATCTCCTTTACTTCCGCAGAAAGAGAAGGGACCAAGGAACTTTATGTTCCTCAGCCCCCACTCCATAGCGGCGTACAAACCTAACGGTTTAGAAGGGTAGGTCTGCAGTCTCTGCTTCTGCATTCGCAGCTTGTTTTTGAGCTCGCTTTTCCTTAGCAGCTTCGCTGTTTGGGTTAAACACTCTCGCACAAGCTTTGCCGTTCTTACTCATGAATAGAGTAATGTAAGCATTACCTCCACGACCTTCAGCATCACGAGTAGTAATGTACTGCTCAAGGATGTCCTTGATTTCGTGATCCTTCAGACGAAGGTTCCAAGAGATAAGCTCTTGATTGTCATTAAACTTTGGCTGGTCTGCCCAACCTACTAGCACTGAGTCATATTTTTGTTCACTCATGGTATTAAATAATTTAAAATAAATGTAAATGTGATGATACAACAAACATATAGAAGGGTCATCACGGTCCCGACTATAAGATTTTTAAACTTCGAATTCTGCATAATTAAGTTGAGTTGGTGCGCCTTCGGTCAACCATTCCTTGATATTACCTACCGCCTCGTTAAACTTCATCTCACCAGTGAAGAGGGTCTTATCTGAGCACTTAACCAATGCTGGGTAGTATGGGTAGGTTTTCTCTTGGACAACCCAATAGTAGTCCTTGATCCCAAACACCTCTGTGTATATGTAAGCCTGGATGTCATAGCACCAGCTGTTCACATCATAGCGAAACTTAGCCACACTACGTGAAGACTTGCTGTCTGTTATAAATCCATCCCCCAAGCAGTCAAGGAATCCTCTGACAGGCACGCCATCAATTTCTTCATTGAATTCTACTTGGTATTGTCCTGATAGATAACTGCTGAGCAAACCGCAAGCCTCAAGCCTTTCGATCATCTCGCTTGCTTTTGTCCAGTCTTCTTTGGTGATGAGAGTTTTTCCTTGATTTTCTTCTGAGATCTTGGCTTTCCACTCTCGATAGCGCTTAGTATTCCTAGGATATTTACCACCAATATCGGTGACAATATCGCTATCATCCAAATTATAAAACTTGTCATCAACTTTATCTGGTTCAAACAACATCATGTCGTAAAGACTGCCAAATGTCAATGCATCTGACTCTTTCTTAAGCTGCCCCCTCATGTACATCTCCCAGAGACGCATGTCTCCAAGAGCGTACTTGATAGAGGAGTAAGAAAGGTGTCCTTTACCTACTGATTCTGTTAATTGTTCTCTAAGTGTCATCTAACAAACTTGTTAAGTCCAGCTACTTGCTTTTCTGTAAGCTTATCTGAATACTTAGATGTGATTTGCTCAAAAGCTTTCTTCTTGTCTGTAGCAGACTTGATGTAAGCTACAGCCTTATCCATGATGTTATCTACAGATGTATTAGTAGATGATTCTGCAGACTGCTTAGCAATAGCATCATTCACTTCATTCGCTGAAGCAATAGAAGTGTCGATGCCAATACCCATCATTGCAAGAGCTCTACCTACAGCAGATGTCTCGCAGTTTTCTGCATAGCTAGTCTTGTTGATATGGCTAGAAGACTTTTCTTCATGAGCATGACCAGTAGCAATAACACGTTGACTCGGATCAGCGATAACGCACTTGCAAATGCACATCTCAGAATCTATGTGTGTAAACTCTGTTGAGATTGTCCAGTTTTTATATTCATCCTCCTGACGGAAGAACTTAATACGCTCGTTTACTTCTACGTACTGCTTGCCACGTATGTTTGTGGTCTTGAATTTGTAATTATTCATTTAATTTAGATTTTTAAGATAAGTTTCGTATGTAATGCAGTCGTCTCTAAATACTCCTGCGTGAGAAGGAACCCAACCATATTCTCCATCCTTATAAAGATCTTTAGTCCTCATGATTTTACCCTCCCTCCATAGTTGGTGAAGGCTTCTTTCGGCTTCTTCCAATTCGTCTTCATTTATATTCATATTAATTTAGATTTAATTGTTTGCTTTTCTTCTAATAATTCTTTAATCTGTTTGTTTAAAATATTGACTTTGACATCAATAATTTTAATTCTATTCTGTCTTTCGTGTAGTACAACCTCTCCGTTCATTACATCACAAAGGCTTTTAGCTTCTTTAAACTTTTCACTATAGCCATTCCAGAAAGTCATGTTTGACTCATGGTTTTTTCTGTAATACAACGTCGTGGTTCTATCTACTCCTATTGTTTCAGCAACTACAACTGGGGGTAACGACTCTAATAACGCACAGGCTAGAGCCATTTTAGTTTGCACTACCTCTGCTTTTCTACTTGGTAGTGGTTCGCAGCCAAGATTTCTATAGTATGCTTTCTTCACTTCTTTGGCGCATTCAAATGCGATGCGGTGCTTCAAAGGTATGTTATTGTTATCCATATTGCAAATTTATTTTGACTTTTCTTTTATTTCTTCATGAATCTCTACATATCTCTGCATAGTTTGCATTACTTTCTTCATGCTATCAGCCACATACCACAGCTTTTCTTCTGTGGTAAAGAAGTGTTCTGACTGCATCATGTTTGGGATAATCTCATTACAAGAGTCATCTGAATGATCCAGGAATGATTGTAGCATTTCGCTGGTAGGTTTTTTTACCCATTCCAAAACATCTAATTCTATGATGTCTTCACTTGCAAAGAGAATAGCAACAGCCTCAGGCTTTGTCCTCGCTTTAAAGTGTTTGTTGATATATTTAATTGCAGCCTCGTTTGTCATTAGAATCCAAAGTTTTTGCACAAATCGTACACGTTTGACATTTTGGCTACTAGCTTATGGTTGTTTACGCTAGAGTCCCACCTAGCATCCTCATATTCTTTCACGAAGAGCTTGATAAGATGCATTGCATCGACATGCTTGGGTGTTAGCTGCATTGTTTTCGGAAACATAAATTCTGTTGTTTTACTCATGTTATTTTCTTTCATACGTTATTAATCCCCACAAGACGCTAATCTTTTTAGCACCTGTTTGTGGTGTTACTTCTCTTTTTGGAACTTCATTCCTTACTTCACGGGTTGGTGTGTTCTGCACTTCTATTTCTTCTAATTCTTTTATAGCTTTTTCAACAGAGCTAGATAATCTAAACCTATTTTCATCTACAGTTATAACAAATTTCTCAAAGTTTTTTGCATACACACCTGAATTACTTTCAGGATCTTGGAATTTACTTTTGCCTGCCTGAATTCTTAGCATCATGTGTTTTAATGCTCCCATACTTCTACCTAAAGTTTCAGATATAACTTTCATTGTTTTTTCAGAGTAACCCGATGGCGCTCCTACTTCCATTAGATAAATTGCATCTTGTGCTGTCCACTTCTTGTTTGCGAACTCTTTTTTAGTTTTTAAATTTGACATTGTTTATTTGTTTTATATGTTAATTAAATTTAGTGTGAGCAAGAGGAATCGAACCTCAATGCATAACCAATAAAAGCAGTCGATCGGGTAGGGGCATCACACCCTAGCGGATCACGCCAGACGCTCACTAGGTATGTCGTTACATACCAATCAATATCTCAAACGCTTTGTCCATAGCATAGGTGCGTTGTTGTGTCATCGTACCGCATACTTGTGGTGTCGGCAGATTTTCAAGAAGGTTAGTAGAGGTAAGCTGATATGTCTTATCCCCTCTTTGTATAGCATTAGCTATTTGTTTTTGGTGGTATAGTCTTTCTTGTGTAGTCATGATGTGTTATTTTACTTTCATATATCCAACGCTTAGTCCTCGACTGACGTACCCGTTTCGGTATCATCGTACGTATCCTCTTGCGGATCTTGGCTATTATCTGCTTTATGTAATTCATTTAGTTGCATTTGTTGTTGCTCTGCTATAATACGCCATTGCATAGCGGACTTCAACAGAGTTGTCTTGGTGTTTGCTTTAAGGACAGACTTAATCTGTTCCTTTGTCCACCCCTCTAGTGGGTTAAATTCTTGTTCACTCATAGGTTTTGTACTTTATTTAATCTCTTTAACTTTTCGTTGTTACTTAAGGTTTCCCAATCGTTTGGCTTTATTATGCCAGGCGTAGCAAAGACAATTCTTTCTTTACGCTTGATTATTTCTTCTACCTTAGCATCGATTGGTGCGCTCATGTCTTGTAGCATCATGAACATCTTCATAAAATTTGCTGTGTTATTCATTTTGTTTGGTTTTTAATTTCAATTATAGATACAACATCCCAAGTGGAGTTCACCCAACCTTGCCATCCTTGATTTACTTCTGCATTAAATACTAAGCAGAGAGCGATGATTGATAGTAATCTCATGGTAATTTCATTTGTTTGTTTGCTACATGTAAAACCTCATCATCGTGAATCATGATTTCTTGGTCGTTTACTATGACGTATAGGTTCATGTCTGCAATGAATGTGTTAATCCCTTTCGACCTATACCACTTGTTCGCTTGTTCTAGTTCTATCATTTTTGCTCTTTAATAAATTCTACTACTGCATTGTAAGTGTCGCCTATACACCTCGTAGCTAAGGCATCTTCAATACTTTGTACGGGTTCTTGTTGTAGGTGGTCAATCTCTTCTATTACAGGCATCAACCAATCCCATGAGGTGTGATAGGCAAGGTCTTGTTCTGTTCTGTGATTGTTATCAGCGTATTCGAACATAAGATATCTTCCTTGCTTGTAGCTTGGGATACCCATAAATTCTGCTATTAGTTTATTGTCTTTCATCGTTGTATTGCTTAATAAAAGTTAACTGATTCTTATCCCACCCTTCTTTTATGCACTCCTTGAGGTATGTTTTTTTACAAGATGTATATCCAAGAAGGTATTCGTGCATACCTAAAACTTTCCAATATATTCTATTGTCCTTCATTTCGTATGTGATTTAATTGCGTCAATAAGCATTTCTCTTGCGTGTGTCGGATCGGATATCACCGCACGTACTAGCCATTCGAATTCACTGATGAATGTTTCGGTGTCGCACTCATAGAAGTTATCTATGTATTGTTCCATTTGTTCTTGTGTCGTGTAACTCATTTTGTTTTGGTTTTAGTGTTTATAGTGTCCCTCAATATTTCTTCTAGGTATTGGTTTTTTAACTCTAGCTTTTCAATAACAGCTTTTAGTTCTGCCACCTCTTGCTGTGTCTTTCCTAGCCCTAACTCGTGGTAAAAATCATACCCACACTCTTGTATTATCTCGTCATCTTTATCGAAGATGTCGTACACTACGCCTTCATCATCAAACTTTATCTGTACGTATGTTCCGTATGTGTTTGGTACGTGTATCTTTTTGTATATCATTTTGAATTGGTTTTGTAATTAGCTCTGCTAGTTCGTGCATACTGAATGATGCGAAGCCTGCTTGTGTTTTTGGTTTACGTTGTTTGTCCTTCATATTTATTAAAATTACTTACTATTATCTCGCACATAGTTCTCAAAGTGCGGTCTGGCATGTCGTCAAAGTGTGTAAGCAAGTCCTCTTGAACTCGCTCCCTCAGTTCTCGTAGTTGATGTATTGTCATATCATTGTAATGTTTCCATCCGTGTCTATGTAACCTGCATCGATAAGGGCTGATGCAGTTCGCCCGTAACTACCTTGTAGTGTCCATGCCATACCATTGCTGATTAGTTCAGCGAATAGTTCTAGCACTCCCGTGTCGTCTAAACGACCGCACTCGAAGTCAATCATTTTGTCTACTAAATTCATGAGTATACTATTTCTGTGTTATTAACTCTTTCTATTGCTTTGGCTAGATTCTCTAGCGCTTCGACTCTCTCTCGCAGTATGTCCTCATCGTCTATACCGCAGACGTAGTACCCTTCGATATCCCATAGGCAATCGTCGTGGTCGTAACCTGCACCAGTACATGTTATCATCTCTAGTTCGTCTTTTATTTTCCTATATCTTCTTAGTAAATCCATGATGTATATTTTATTGGTTTATTCCCATTCTAATTCTAGGTTGCTTAACTCACCCTCGCAGTATCGCACCGCTTCATCTAATGTGAGCGTAGCAGTCAGCCACCCTTGTGTAAAGCTATTGACTTCAAATTCGTTGTCAGATTCTTTATATATAGTCTTGGTCGAGTGTAGTATCCCATTAGAGAATACCACCTCTTTTGTCGTGCCTATATCCATAGACGCTAGTTCTTCTCGTGTACTCATAGTTATCCTTTTTCTGATGTGAATCCAAGCTCATCGAATAGTTGCTTACCCGACTTGCGCTCAGTTGCTTTTACGGATAGCATTTCTGTGTCGCATTGCTCAAGCTCTGCTTCGCCTAGTATACCCCATATCTCGTGATATAGGTCATTTTCAAAGGTTCCGATGGTTCTTGGAAACTCAATTATTCTCTCAACGGCTGATGTTGTGAGTTCGTCAGGTAAAGCTACCTCGATTGTTGTGGTGTATGTGCGCACCACTTCTATTTCAAATGTTTTCATGTTATGATGTATTAATTGGTTTCGATTAGTATAGCTTTTTGACTGTCATTTCTAACTGCTCAGCCACATAATTTATGTGCCTAGATGTAGTGCGTGAGTGGTGCTTTGGTACGACTAGTGTACCTACACCTTCCCACCCAAAAGCAACGTCAGTGTCGTAGCTTGTTACGATGATTCGCCACCCATACCCACCGTTGTACTCTTTACGCACCTTTAGGTTCTGCTTGTATCTTGGTAGGTCTATATCGCGTGTGTGTGGTACTCCCCACATATACCCGTCATCGCGGTACATTTCGTAGTCGTCGTCTGCTCTTTCTAGTAGTCCCATGTCTTATTGGTTTTGTAGTTCAACATTTTCTTCTGCGTAGTTTGGAGGGTATGCTCCCTCACAGGTGTTGCAGTTACTTGCACATGATGTCAAGCTAATTATCATTAGGATAATTATCCCAATTGTGTAGGCGCTTAGACCTATTGGTAGTAAATTATTTTTCATGTTTTATTGGTTTTAATGTATAATTTTGCTATCAAAATCGTGAGTCATGAATTCGATATCCTTTAATCGAAATCCCTGCCATTCTACCCACTCTTCAACCTCTTCTATTTGAGCGTCTACTAGGTGGTCTGGTAGGTAGTACTGATGCACCTTACCACTTGCGAAGTCTAAAATTGTAATCATTGTGTTTTGGTTTTTTGTCCGCAGTGCGGACGTTTTTAGGGTAGAAGGGTATTTCTTTTGTTTAAGGGTAGCTTAGAAGTTGGGTTAACGTATCTCGACCAACTTACTTCTTTCATCTTTTCGAGTAACGCATCAACTACGTCTTGTGCTGTACACTTTGTGTAGTGTAGCTTAAGGTCTATCGTATTGTAGAAAGGACTTGAAGATTCATCTTCGATTTCCGTTAGCACCCATGTGCCATCGTAGTAAGTTTCTAACGTGATTGAGTAATAGTAATCCTTA